CCATTTCTGCTGCTTCCTCATCAGTGAATCGGAAAACATTCTTCATTACCCACTCTTTACTTAGGTAATCTCCAACATACTGGGATGCTTGGTCCATGAGGTTCAAACGCTCACGGAGGACTTCGCCATCCTTCAATTCGGTGTAGTGATTGTCTTTGTAGAAGTCTACACGGATGCGGTTGTGGAACAACTCAACCCAATCACTATCAGTAATTATACCTTTCAGAACTAACTGTTGGCGAAGGACGCCGATGAACAGTTTGCTGAAACGTGCACGGAGACGAGTAATAAACTTCTGGAACTTGATCTCTTCTCTGTTGATTTCAGTAGCACGACCCAAGGAGTACGCTGACTCTTGCTCAAGGCGAGATACTGGAACGTTCAGTGCTTGATACACTTTGCGTTGGAAGTATCGAACGTCATCGATCTCACCGAGGTTTGAACCGCCTGGAAGAGTAGTCACTTCAGTACCACGACCACCTTCACGACGAGGCAACCAGAAATCGTCCAGCATAGACATATGCTTACGGGAGTCTTTCAATTCGCCAGTCGCCTGATCGTATACGAGTTTGTTTCTGTAACGAGTCATCAGAGAGTTTACATACTCTTCTGCTTTACCCTTCGGCAAGTTACCAGTGTCGACGTAGAAGATACGACGTTCTGGTGCACGCGCCAGACGGTAGATGATCAGAGAGTCTTCCATCATACGCAACTGGTTGATTGGACGCAGTGCCTTATGTAGATGGGATACGACCTTTGCTCTTTGGTCGTCGAGTAGACCGGAGGTCACATAACTGACAGAGTCCTTTGACAACTTGACAGCATTGTTCTTGCCAGCAGATGTTGATGCAGCAACACCGTTGCTCTTATCGTTTGCTGTGCGCTCGGTGTAGATGTAAAACTCTTCAACTTTATCTACAACGGTGACGCCAGATGCCTTGTCTTCTTTTCGTTTAACGTTCTTGACCTTGCGGATCTTCAAGGAGTCGATACGACGAACTTCTTGGATGCCTTGCTTTAGGTCGGAACTTACAACGAGGTGGTGGTACAGACGTCCGTCGATGTACCAGTTTCTGAAAATGTCGTGAGCATTCTCATTGAAAGAGAGCATGTTCAATACATTTTGGAATTCAACGTGGATCTTTTTCTTGATACTCGGAGAGAGTTCAACAGCGTCGAGGTTCAACTCAACTACGTTCTCATCGTCCGGAATTACTATTGCTTCGTTTACAATTTCTTCAATCGCCATGTCTACTTCTGGATGAGTAGATGCAGTGCGATACTTGCGGATAAGGTCTGCTTGATCCTTCACCTGAAGGTCAGCATAGATGTCCATGTGTGTGCCAAAGTGCGCACCAAAACCAGAAGAGGTTACATATCCTGCACCGTCTTCGTCAGTAGGCGGTACCACAGAAGCAGCAGGTTGCGGAGTAACAGCATCCTGATCCTTCTTAGAACGCTTCACTTCAAACCCAAATAATTTAATGCCTTCTGCCATTTTTTAGTTTCCTAGTTGGTAGAAAAGGAGAGGGGGAAACCCCCTCTCCTGCTCTTACTTATACGACTTCTCCAACCTTAGTTGGTGTTGTCGTTAGTCCAGTAGTCAAACTCGAGGGTAACAGTGAACTGCTCGATTTCTGCAACCTGTGCATAGTCGAGGTCGATCGCTGATACGTTTACAGGGAAAGCATTGACAAGAGTATACTTCTTGACTTCACTTCCTTTCTGGTCGAGTTGAGCAACGCTCATGTCAACGGCGTAGGTAGAACCTGCGTCGTTTGCCTGAGTTCCTTCGTTTCCACGGTGGGAGTTTAGACCGTCCATCCAACTTTCGAATCCGCTACGGACTGTGAAGTTAGTGTCGTTGTATACGGTGATTGTCCAAGGTTCGAACGTTCTATCACCTGCCAACTTGACGATACGACCACGGAAAGGAACTTCTACAAGTCCTACAGTGGACGCCGGCAACTGTGCGCCACGACACATGAAGTCAGTCATTTCGGTATCACCACCAGCATAACCTGGGAAGTTCACCTTGACTGAGAACATGTTTGCGCGAGCACCGCCACCGGTCAACTTACCGCGAAACGCATCTACATTAAGTACTGCCATTTTTATATCTCCTTAATTGCGAGTCGGGTTAGAATTGAACGCCAGAATTAACGATCTCTTCGAAAGACGCACCAGTACGAGTAGCAACAAAGTTCAGAGTAATGAAGTTGATGCTGCGTGCAGGTTTGATGAAGAGAGTAGCAACGAGTTCGTTGCGATCGATAACTTCTGGAGTGTTATTGGATTCGTCACACTGGACGAAGAAGTCCTGAATACCGCGACGTGCTTGCACTTCACGAAGAAGTGGTTCAACGATAGCGACAAATTCGGAACGAGTAAACTCGTCGTTGAATTCGAACAGGAAGTTACGTGCAGATACTGCAACTGCTTTCTCAAGAGCAAGGAACAGACGACGAACGTTGATGCGATCAAACGCAGACGGACGTGCCAGTTTAGTCTTGTCACCCCAAAGAAGCATGCCACGACCTGGATATTGTACGATTGGGTTTACGCCCTTCTTGTACAACTCGTCGCGCTCTGCCTTGTTAGGAGAGTATGCAAGGTTGGTAACACCAACGTATTCACCGCGACGCTCACCAGCAGGAGAGTACCATGGACCGAAGTTAGCATCGGTTGCAGCAAGGATACCAGCAGTGGTAGATGCAGCAGGAACGTAGATGTAGTTGTCGTTGTACTTATCGTACATACGGAGGTAGTTGTTGTCAACGATCAAGTAAGAAGACGCGGAGAACTGGTTAGTAGTCTCCAGAGTGTCGTTTACTGGGTCGATGTTATTAACTACGTCGCTACGAGCAGGAGAAGTTACGACAACACAATCCTTACGGGTAGTGCCGGCGATTGCCGCCAGATCGTTTACGACAGTTACTTGATCCGTGGAGAGGTTCATTCCAGGAGCAATGAGGATAGACACGTCAATTTCTTCAGCGTCTTCGAAGTTATCAAAACCTACAGCGATATCGCCAACGTCAAGAGTTCCGTGATCCTGACCGCCACCAAGGGAAGCAGTTGCAGAGTCAGCAGACCAAGAAGCGTTTGCAGCGTAGTCAGTAGTTCCACCGACTGCTGGTGCAGTACCCCAGTTAGTTCCCTTCATGAAGTTAGCGGAATCGAAATCGCCAAACCAAACAAAGTTAGAACCGTTGTTCAAGACAGTCTTGATGAAGTTATCAGATCCGTCTACAGTCTTTGCACCCTTAGCAACTGAAAGGAATGGGAATGTCTCGAGGACAGTACCTTTAGTTCCGGTGATGAGACCGTCTGAATCGACAACAGCAAGGTGGATTTCGTCGTTTACAACAGAACCAGATTGGTTAGATGCCCATCCAGAAGTACCTGGAATTGCGTCGAACTGACCGGCGTATTCCCAACCACTCCAAAGAGAGTTAGTAACACTTGAAGTTGCGGACTCACCTGACTGAATTGCGAATGCAGATACAGCGATAGAGTTACCCAAAACGCCAGGATACTTTGCTACGAACATCTCGCTCAGTGCCTGTGACTCAAAGTGATCTTCGTTCTTAACTGAAGTCTTTGCGCCAGACAGAGTTGCGTTCAAAGCAGAATCGCCGATAGCGACTGTTCCTGTTGGGATAGTACGGTTTACGATAAGGTTTCCAGAGTAACGCAAGTACTGCGCAGCGGAGAAATAATCCACTGCTCGTTCTGCGTCCGGTGTACCAAACTCACTAGCGAGTTCATCTTCCGATTGGACGATAGTTGGTACATCAACTGGACCCCACTTGAATTGACCTACAAAACCGGCAAGTGAAGTATCGACATTTGGGACCACAGGGGTCAAGTCGAATTCACGAACCACGATTGCAGGAGACAGTGACGGTGCTGTTAATGCCATGATAGTTTCCTCTTTGCAAAAAGAATGATAAGGTTAGTATACATTATAAGGATGGCACCGAAGTGCTCATAACAGTTATTTATACTATTAATAATCTTCGTCTGGTCGGTGCATAGACCAAGGGTCGAGTCTATCCTCATATGTAATCTCGGGAACATGGTCTTGCTGGAAACCGAAAGGCGGTACATCTGCTTCAATCTCCTGCATCCTTTGTTCGAACATCATTTTCTTGACATCAATATCCGTCATCTCAGCAAAGAACGTTGTCTGCACAAAGTAACCTAGCATAACAAAGTTCATAACCAGATCGTCGTGGTTACCTGCTGTCGCCTCGTAAGAAGCACCTTTTGCCTCAAACGTAGAGATCTCTAGTATAGTGTTCTCGTCTACGATGTCAAGTTTTTTCTCTTCCATTAGGTCTTTGAATCCAGAACAACCCAATCTCTTGGTTCGCCTGTTCATCTCTACACCGATTCCGGAAGATTTGGTACTGGAAGTCATGTGGACTTCCTCATACTCTAGTTCGTGGTACAATCCGTTACACACCAATTGTCCGGCATCGTTGGATTCAATTACCACGTGAGCATTATTGTAGGATTTCGCCCATTTATAAATAACATCTGGAAAGAGCAAAGGAGAAATAAGGTTATTGCGATAAACCGCGACCTGCTTAAAAGGTCTGCTAGAAATATCGATGACGTTGAACGTCGAATAATCCTGCCCTCTTCCCTTCGATACGTCGACACACATGACGTAGTTCGATCCCTTACGGGAGTCATCATAGATCAAGAGGTCGCCACCCTCGAGTATTCGTAGTGGTCGGGCGGTCTTTAGGTTGAGCAAACACTCTGGGTTGATCAGAGTATTCCCAGTACCAAAGAATGTGTTACCGAATTCTTGGTCAAACTGTATCTGGGAAGTGTTTGATACTGTTTCCTCTTTCCACTTCTCGTCGCGACCTGGAACGTCCCACCAGTCAACACGGAACGGTTTAAACTCGTTCACTCCCTGTACCGCACCTTCCCATATCTTGTGGAACGGATTACCGATACCGTTGGCGGTAGAAGTGATGATTACCTTGGTGTCCTTACCGGACGATACAACTGGATAGGTCGAGGTGTAGAACTCGGCGGCACGTTCAACGAACGCAAACTCGTCCATGAACAGAAGGTTGACCGACTGACCACGGATAGAAGAACCAGAGGTGGCGGCGGCGAATATCTTGGAGTTGTTGCTGAATTCAATGCTTCCCTTGTTCAACGTCTTACATCCAGGTTGAAGGTAGAAGGGAAGGTTCTCCAACATCAGAGTGATACGAGACAGCATCTCCCTCGCAGTAGCACCCTTGTTCGCTACAATGGCAATGTTCTTCTCTGGGTTGAACAGAGCGTACCAGAGGAGGTATGCAACAGAGGAGATGGACTTACCAGACTGACGACAGGCGAGGACGATAGAGAAGCGATTATCGTTGAAGTGATTAAACATCTTCTCCTGATAAGGATACAGATCGAACGGCACCAGACCGTCATTCAGGTTAATTACTTTCAGGTGGGTGCAGGCAAAGTACGCAGGGTCTGCCATACACTTAGCATACTCACCTACTTTCTCTTGATTCCAGTCTTCTTCAACTCCGTCACGCTTAACATGAGGATTGCCGAGGTAGGATGTATCCGACTTATTCTTCGTCGTGTCCTGTATGGTCGATTGCGTCATACTGAGGGGTCACTTCCTTCTCATTATTAATGTCTTTCAACATTCGCTGCAATTCAGTAGTTGATCCGACAAACACATTGTTTGTGGTTTGCCCAGCAGGTAGAGCAGGGACAGAAGTTTCTTTCTTGTCCAAGTCTTTCTTCTGCTTGTGGAGGGTCAACAACTGGTTGGAAACGTCCGATGTGTCCTTGATGAGTTTAGCGAGGACTTCATATGCACGTGGGTGCTCTGATGCCTTTGCGACTTCCAGCATCTCCTCTACACCGTCACGACCCTTACAGATCATATCGTATAGGGTTTCTCGGGCAAATGCGTAATCGTTATCTTTATCGCTATCTTCACTCATACTCTATATAGTCAATCAAGAACCATCACTATCGACGAACACGCAAGTTGCAACAGTGTAATCAGAGTCAGGCGACACAGGGCGAGGGTTGGTCTCTACGCGGAGAGTTTCCAAATACTCGTCTGTGCCCTGTGAGTCCACATCCATGTCGTACATATCGACGTCGATGCGAGTAATAAGACTGCTTTCTTGAGGTTTTGGACCATAAAAGTTGACCTTCATATCGAAAGTCAGAGTGTAGATAATGGTGCGGCGGTCTTCCATGTTGCCTTCGAAGTTGTCGGAGAACACAACAGACTGTAGGATGACAGGGACGTCTTCCTTAATTTCTGGATATTCTTCGATGGGTTTGAAGGTTACGTTGTACTGCGGTGCAAAGTACGGTAGGATCTGTTCGACGACCTGTAGCGCGTCGTTGTGTTGCTTGGCATACACGTTCAACTCAAAGGTGATTATGTATGGGGTAGCAGTATGAAACTGTGCACCCTTTGTGTTGTCTTCTGTCCCGACCTTACAAAAGGTGTTCATTTTAGGTAACTGTCGCTGTGCGTCGTATTGGAGATTCACAACCTCGAAAGACATACGTGGCAGTTTGATTGCGAGTTGCCTTTCGTTTTCTTCTCCGAGGTTCATCTCAGCAATGCGTTCAAGGAACTTACGCTGTGGAGCATATGCCAGTGGGACTTTCATCTGGTCGAGGACATTGTTACCTGACTTGCGAATGACGTACAAGTTGTTGAACATCGAACCAAATACAGCAACGCACTTACGGACGCGCTCATGATAGAAGTGAGTACCGAACATTAACTAAAATCTCCAAACGGGTTGGACTCGGTGAAGTCTACAAATTCAAGTGCGGATACATCGAAGTCTGTCGTGTTGTCGTTGAAACCACCTGGAGAATTTGGTTGAAGTTTCTGCAACTCCTCGACAAGAGTTGGGGTCGCCTTTGCTCCAGAAGTCTCGCCGACGATCTGTCGCGTGGTGGTGAACGCCTGATACTCTCCCGAGTTGTTACCCACGTGAGTCAGTCTAAGGATATTACCCGCCAAACCGGCATCAGAGTCGTGCCAATTGGCAACCTCTCCAGTCACTGTATGGTTATCGAATACCTGTGATATCGTCTCGCCGACAGAGTACCCAACAGAAGCAGAGTCCATGGTAAGTTGCCACTGGTATGCAGCAAAGTCTTCCACGTCGTCAATTTCTGGTACGCTGGTGTCAAAGTCCTCGTTGGTGTACTCGAACAACTCGCAACGCATGCGGAATACAGGTAACTGTCCGATCTGATAAAATGGATTCTCGTCCTCAACCTTCATAATCTGGAAAGTAGAACCAGACATAGGGAGGTGGATCAGGTCGCCTTCTCTTGGGCGATAATACTTCTCGTCTTCAGTCTCTTGGTGTTGTCTGATCTCGTTGTTCCAACGTCGACGAGACATAACCAGAGTCGCGGCATCACGTATCTCTACGCCGAACTTACTGAACAAGTCTCCGTCACCGTCGAAACCTTCGACATTCTCGACATAGACTTCTACTCGGTATGCATACTGAAACCTAGACAGAACTTCATCGTTGAAGATCATGTCTTTGTGTACGACTTCTCTCGGCAGATAGTAGATGTCCTGACCGTAGAACTTTAAAGATTCCACAATCAGGTCTTCGTACAGATTCTGCTCAGACTTGACGTTGTGTCTAAAATGTGATGAGGTTGCCATAACTTTATTTAGGCACCTTATCCAACGAAGAAATCTGGGGGAACTTCCTGCTCTAGTCGCATTCTCTCACGCAACCGCTCTTGCTCCTCTCTGCCTTCCTCTATGTAGCGAGAACCGTTGATCGTGACACCGCCAGGTAGTTGCATACCCTCGAACTTTGACATGTTCTGACCCCACTGCTCTTTAATCAGGGCAGTAGTGTAGTCTTTAATGAACATATCGTTATAGACGCTTGTGTACAAGGATGGGTCTACTGTCTCGTAGCATTCGATTGCAACGTGGTCGCCTGCAACGATCTGACCGTCTTCGATATCGCTCCACAGGTACAATCTGTTCTGTCTGCGAGAGAATTGAACGAGTGGCAGTCCGTTGATCTTCATGTCGATCAGGGCAAGGTACTGTTGCATTTGCTCGTAATGCGCCAACCCACCTGCTCCTGCCATTCCCTGCATACCCATATCGCTCATAGCGAGTTGGTAGTTGAAGGAGAACATATTGGTGCTGTTGATCAGACCTGTGCTGATCGGCATCATCTTAGTTACATACAGGATGCTGTTTGGGATGGTAATGTATTTGTTATCGAGGTCAGTCTGAGTAAGTTGATGCTCGTAGTATGTACGAGTGGTCGCGTCCGAATGAAACTCTTGATAGAGTTGGATTGCGTCATCAATCTTATCTTCTAACTGGTCTTCGTCGACGTTGACTTCTACGACTGGTTCGCCGAGTCTTCGGAGACAATAGTCGACCAGTCCTTGTCTTGATGCTATAACTGCCATGTTAGTTTCCTTTTACCAACAGTTCTGTTGATGAAAGGGCCAGTCCTGAAGATACGAATGCACCGGCGACGTTGCCGAGTTTGTATGGAGTATTGCTCATCGCACCGGCGGCGTCGACGTAGTGAATCTCCCCTCCAGTCAACCCCGTTGTGGTGAAGACGCCACCGGACAGTACACTTGCAGTTTGTCCATCAGAATATGTACCGTTCGAGAATCCTACAAAATTATTCAATGTTAGGTTCGTGGACTCAGAAAACAGTGTTAAGCACCGCGTATCGATGTCTAAGTTGTTCATAGGGAGCACCGCGACGAGCTCGTCCTCATTTGGATCATGAATAAGGTTGTGCGGTGTGCCCGTACTCTGTTCCAATTGGCCTGACGTGAACGTAGTTGAACCAGCATTAAGAGTAAATGTAGATCCATCGAAGGTCACTTCTCTTACATTGTACCCCGTCGTGTCGTATAAAGGTTGAAGAATTAGGAATTTATTGGCAATAGTGTCATATGCCAGACCGATCGTGTTCTCCCCAGTAGTTGAACCACCGTCAATTTGTGGGATCACCAGCGCGGCACCCGCAGTAACTGTAGTTCCTGAGACATCAAACGCAGTAATGGCATAGTTGTTGTTCTGGTTTCTACTAACACAGACAACCTTTCCGTTATCTGGGTCGTAAACGGAAGTCGCGCCCTCACAGTCATCCCCATCGGTGGAGGTTGCATCGTTCCAGTAAGCGTTCGAACCAGCAGTGATTGTCCCAGAAGAACAAGAAAGCGCCTTAACAGTGTTCCCACCAGTGGCGAAATCTTGGAAGGTCATGATCGTGACATTAGCGGTCTCGTCGAATGAAAGCGACATATTGTAGACAGGAAGCCCCTCGACAGATACAGGAGTGGTGAAAGATATGCTTGTAGTTCCGACAGTACCTGCGCATGCCATGCAATACTGCGAATTGCTACTTTGCTTCCAAACAATGATTACCTTATCGTCGGACTTATCGTAGCACAACTTGATACCATCGGTTTCCGTGACTGACACACCGTTTGACCACTCAACAGCAGTTCCGAAAGTAATGGAAAGTCCGCTAACGGCACCTACAACTGCATATCCTTTATTGCTACTATTAAAGTCGCAAAAAGCAATGACGACCTGTTGGGTGTCAGGATCATAGATCATGTCTAAGTTGGACCTGAGACCGCCACTCGAAAAGGTAACAGGAGTACCAAAGGTCACCACCCCGCTGCTAATACTACCAACCTGTACATAACCAACGCTTCCGCTTCCCATGTGGGCGACAACAACCCTTTGAGCATTCTCGTCGTAGACCGCCCTGACCGAACGACTCTGATATTGCTGATTAGTCGTAAGAGACTCGGTGCCCGTGTCCGCTGTCTGGAAAGAACCAGAGCAGGCACTTACCGTACCGTCGGAGTTTACGACGATGGTCTCGCCAGTGGCAATTGAACCACTCGCGGTGGCATTGAAAGACGTGCCGGTGCCAGTCAATAGGGAACCGTCCCCAGTGAACTCAGAAGCAGTGATGCCGTGAGTGAATGTGCTGACGCCGTCTGCACTTATTTCGATTCCCATTATGCTATCCCTATTGATTAACTACGTTGTTAAGTATCTATTTATACAGATCGGTCGTTCTTTAACGCCTCTACTTCTGCACGCAACTCCTTGACTGCTTCAATCAGTACTGCGTGGAGCGCATCATATTCGACAACCTTATAGGTGTCTTCTTCGCTACCTGTCTTGAGCGGCAACGGAGTTTCATAGATGGCGTAAGGCATAACCGTTTCTAATTCTTGAGCGATGACCCCAGCAGACTTCTTGCCGGTGTCGATTCGGTCAAAGGTGACGCCCCTGATTTGTTCCAGGATGTCTAGTGCACCTGTGACCTGCTCTATGTTTTCTTTTAACCTTTCGTCAGAAATCGTGGTCGAATAAGCGATGACATTACCGTCAGCATGGAAGTCGCCGGTGTCGGCATACATTCTCGCCATATTATTAAGGGTCACCGCAGATCCCGAAGTGGTGCCACTCTTTCCTTCAAAGTGCATGTATGCACCTGTCGAAGCGTCTGTGTTACATTCGATACGCATAGAGTTGCCGGTGAAGTCCGGCGTGCCAGACACGTGATTAAACGTCAAGTTTGCGTTACCGTATCCATCATTAATGGTCATGGCAACGCTACCGCTTCCATCCCCAGTAACTGACTGGGAAGAGGAAGTGAGCAAATTGGCACTGACTGTGCCGGTTGCCGTAAGCGAAGTTGCTGTCATCGCGCCGAAGGCACTTGTCCCTGTTGTTGCTGTTATTGGCGCACCGTTGAAGTTATAACTGGTGGAGTAGTAAATGTATCTGGTACCGTCGTTCTGCATATATATGGCGCCTGTACCGTCGCCACGGTCAACATAAACATCTTGGAACTCTGCGGCACCGTTTGCGGTGCGTTTTACTATCTTGTTGGCAAGTGCGGTGTTTGTTGCCGCATTGGTGTCTGCATACGCGGTGTCCCAGTTAGTGCTGGTGACGCCCGATGATCCAGTAATTATGTCAGAGAAAGTCTTTTCTCCTGCAATAGTTTGAGTTCCGGTCATATGCACTTTAGCAGAGAGCGCGTTGGTCACTGTTCCGATAACATCGCTATCATCGCCGATAGACTGCGCTATTGCATCAAGGGTGCTGAGGTATGCAGGAGCACCACCAATCAGTGCGTTGATATCAGATGGCGTAGAGAAGTCGCTTGAGTCGATACGCAAATCAATCAGTGCGTTGACAGAATCGGCACCCAACCCAGCAGCAGGAAGGTTACTCAAGTTAGATCCGTCTCCAGTGAAGGTTGCAGCAGTGACGTCACCCGAGAAGTCTGCGCTGTCACAGTCGACGTGGGAGTGACGGACTCTTCCTGCGATCCTCGATAGTTCTCTACTTTTTGACATTATGGGTGCCCTTTACAATTCTGGTTATATCAAAGAGTTTCTGCTAATTTAAACAGATCGTCCATTTGTGCAGGAGTGAATCCAAGTGCAGGAGCGAGGGTCTCTACCAAAGGAGAAATTCTCTCAATAACCGAACCATGATCCCATTCAATTCTTGCTGCTTCGCGAATACCTTCTGGCATCCCATCAATCGCAGATTCGACATTAGTCAAATGTCCAGCAGCAAGCAGTGCAAGTCGCGCCTGTCTCATAGTGACCTTTGTTTCTTCTCTCCACTCTTCTAGTTCTGGGTTCGACCAAGAATCATCACTCACCCACTCGCCTTCGATGAGAGAGTACTTCCCTGCCTGCCAATCTTCAGGGGCAGTAACATTCTCTACAACGGAAGCGTTGCTGCTGTTTAAGTCTCCGATGATAACGTTCGGGGCGACTATGGAAACTTCCCCGACAGAAATCTCAGCGTCATCTGGGAAGATGTATAACGAGACGCCGCTTGAGGTTCTGATTATAGTCTTCATTTTTAGTTCCTTCGTTGATTTATAAGTAGTTCTGTGGATGAAATTGCAGTGCCTGCGGTGATACTGTTGCCGCTGGTATTGCCGAAATGGTATTCAGTACTATCGAGCGACCCATCAACCTGTAGGTAATGGGGTTTTCCTGCGGTCAATCCCGTTGTTGTGTAGACACCGCTTCTATTTATAGTCACAGTCTCACCATCAGCATACGAACCGCTCGCGAATCCTAAAAATTTATCTACTACTACGGTCGTGGTCTCTATGAAGACGTCCACGCACCTTACATCGATGGAATTACCCGGTACTGCAACGCCAGAAGAGGGCACGAAAGAAATATAGTCATATTCAGCGATCGCCAATTGCTGAGAGCCGCGTATTATAGGTATAATGATTTCGTCCTCGTCTGGATCGTAACCCATGGCAGAACAATAGTGGACGACTTGATCGAGGTATCTATTTGGTGTCGCGAAGTCAAATGTAGATCCATCGTAAACCATCTCCCGCAAGTAAAACCCCTCGAGGGGACGATACCCAGTGTGCGGTCTGGTGAAGATAAAGTATTTATTTCTAACAGTGTTATACACAAAACTGACAGTGTCGACATAAAGATCGTAACCTTCATATTCGACCAAAAAGGTGTCTTGCACGTCAACACTTAATGTAGTTCCGCTAACGTTAAATGAAGTCAGAACTATTGGGTAGTCTTTTGAACTGTTGTCCAAGTAAGAGATTGCGACACACTGTTGCTGATCTGGGTCATATACCACTT